CCTACACGTCTTCGGGCCGCTGGCTTCGGCTTCCTGCGCTTTTAGTTCGGCTAGGTAGGCCCTAGACGCTTCTAGTTCGCGTTCGCGTCGTTGCTTTGAGCGTTCGGCAGCTTCGGAGTCCTTGCCTGGTTCGTAGTGACTTTCCCAAGCGTCGGCCCGTAACCAAGACGCAGGGTATTTCAGGTATTGCTTTTCTTTGTCCTTCTGCGCTTCGGCGTATCTGATCACACCGGCCATAATGTCTTCGAACGTGGCCCGCTTTAGAGCTGACTTGAAGGCCTTTAGAGCGTCGCGGGGGTCAATCTTGCGTGGGTATTGGGCGTAGAACTCGTTGAATAAATCATCTATCGCAATAGTTCTCTCGTTATTCTCTATAACTTGTTCTTCTAATAAAGAATGTTCTTCTTTGTGTTCAGTTCTGCCGTGACGGGATTCGGCCGTGACGGGGTTTTGGAACGGGTCTGCGGTTGTCCAGACGTAATCGGCAAACGTGCCATCTTCGTTTTGCTGTTGCTTTTCGCCGCGCTTTAGGTAGCCACAATGTTCCAGCTCCAACACGGCCGACTTGATCGTATCTATTCCGGTTCCGTTGGCTTTAGCAAGTGACCTAATGCTCATGTTCCAACCAGGCGAGTGGCTCATTAGTTGCGCCAATAGGCCGATTGACTTAAGGCTTAGCCTGGAATCGCGAACCCAATCGTTTGGAATTTGCGTAAAGTGATCGTCGAAGGCGTGGTGGCCTCTTATGAGTGGCATTTGCTACTGCGCTTCCTCGGCAGTAGACTTATCTACGCCGATAGTCTGGTTATCGGTCTGCGGGTCAAGGGTGGATAGCTCTTGGCCCGCTTCTAATTCTATCACGCCTCTAACTTCTCGAATTGTGCGTGCGCTTCGGTGGCCAGGCTATCGCGATCACCTGCCGCGTATCTGCCGGCGTGAAAGTAAATTTTCTTTAGCCGCTCTGGAACCTTCTTTACTTCCTTTACGACCACCTTTTCAAGTGGCTTAGGAATTGGGTTCCGGTAGCTTATGTCGTTACGTTCGGCTTCTAGCCGCTGCCAAAATTCCTCAAATGAGGTAGCTCGGTGGTTCGCTCTCATGTTTATTCCCCTTCTCGTCTAGATGAAACCACTTTTTCTGGAAGTTGTCAAATACCGGTGCCGAAGGTGACGCAAACTTTGAAAGTTTGTGCCCCAAGTCACGCGCCTGGTTAGCCACGTTAGCGTCGGATTCCATGTCGCCGTTATAGCGCGAGCAGACCAAGATAACGTTCTGTAACGTGTCTAGGACTTTGCTAGACCCCATACCGCGGTTCGCTCGGTGGTGCGGAACTAAGGTCGATTCACTTCCACAATGCCAGCAGTAGTGATCACGTTCACGGAGTTTCTTTAGGTCGCTATTCTTCATAATCTAGTTTCGGTTTGCATTAGCTTCGCCTGGGTCGCTAGAGCCATAAGCGCGGTTTCTATGCTTTTAACTTTCACCTTGATTCGGTTTAGCTCCGCACGTCTAAGGTCACGTTCTAAGCGCACCTGCGCCGATTTGAGCCGTGCAATTGCCGTCCGGTCGGCGACGCTACCTTCGGCCGAAATAAACGCCTTAGATTCGGTTGTGTCTAATTCATAGTCGGCTTCGGCTAATGCCTTCTCCGCTTCGAATAGCGCGCTGGAACCCTTAGAGTTCTCCGCTATCAGTTCCGCGATCTGGCGTTGGATTTCCAATAACATTTGCGAGCTTTATTAGGTAGTAGACGAGTTCACGGTTATAGAAGGCTGCGCGTTCAACGTTTTTGGCCCTTGCCGCTTCCAGGAACGCTTCCTCTAGTTCCTGTATCTTCGCTCGAAGTATTGAGTGCGTTTGCATAATCCTTTAGCTGCTCCAATACCTCTGCCGGTGCGCCCTGCGCCTTCGCTCTAGTGTATAGGTTGCGTAGGTCGTTTACGTTTAGGATTCCCTGCGCTTCGCCAATCCAATCGACCGGTGGCTTAGGCGTTACTTCCGTGTTCGCCTTCATCATTTCTTGACTTGAAGGGCCATCGCCAATTCCCGCTATTCGCAAGCACCTACCAATCGCCGAGGTTTCTCCGTTTTCGAGCGCCGCAGTTTGGTTGGCCCCTGCTCCACCATCTACCTCGAAGGCGTGTCCGGTTGCCTTTGCAAGCCCCAAGCTCTGATCGGCAGCGTTTAGGTATAGCGAAGCCTTTACCACCCAAGTCGATACCGAGCGGTCGGCCACGGTGGTTAGGTTCTCGGTAATAATGCGAGCGTCTGGATAGTCGCGGTGCAGAATGTTTAGACGTGCTTGGACGTCCTGGTATTTGTTTACGTCGTATCTAGCCATTTGTTTCCCCTACTTCTTCTTCGTATTCGAATGTCCAACCGTCGCTAACCCAAAAGCTAGCGTCGATTCCCTTTATGTAAAAATACTTTAGGTCGCCGTTATCGTTCTGCACGATACCCGTAACGCGTCCGGTAACGATTGAAGTATCGCCGCCTACTTCGCGAAAGCAAGTGACCTCATCACCTAGCAATAACATCATTTGTTCTTCCTAATCACTAGAAACGGAGTCCCACCGTTGCGGGCTTGCCTGGAAGCGACCCTTATCTTTTCATCGCCGAACTGAACGTAGGCGTGTTGTGCGTTTCCCATAATAGCCAGCACCTCTGACTTTATCTTTTTGAACTCGGCTTCGGCGCGCTCAAACTTTTCCTGCGCAATAGCCAAGCCATGTAGCCCGTCGATTTCTACTTCCGTTCCGTCGATTAGCGGGTGCAATTCCCTAACGGCGGTGTAGGTGCTTTCCGATCCGTCAAAGTCTGGGGCCATGCCTTCCTGCACCATCTTCCAGAACTCGGTCGCCTTTTGCTCTATTACCTTCGCCTCGAAATCGTCGTGTTCAATCCAGGTTTCGACCCAATCCATCGCCACCAAGCCGACAATAACGCCGCGCTTGATACCCAGAACATTCATGTAATGACGCACTTGGGCTTCGTAGTGTGGCGGGGTTTCATTCCAATAGTTGCGCGAAGTCTTTACCTCGACTACGACCCACTCCCCGTCAATCTTTGCCAGCGCGTCTGGGTTGGCGTGTAGGAACGGAAGCGTGGGGTGCTGGTATGTTCCGGTGCGGTAGATTTCCCAATCTGGGTGCGCTTGCGGAAGTAGGGTGTCGAGAATCACCGGCTCTAGGACGTTACCTAGTTTGATGGCAAACGAGTCCAAGACCTTTGGCGGTAGCTGGCCCGTCTTCAAGGCCCACAAGTAATAAGGTGACTCCCACGGGTTCAATCCGAGAATCGTTCCCACTTCCGAGCCGCCAATACCCTCTGCGCGGGCTTCGTGCCACTCGCTAGTCCCCGATTCGAAGACCCCTAGTAGTTTTGCCCCATTGAAGTCTTCCGGTGCGTGTAAAGCCATAATTCCTCTTTCGTCTAGTAGCCTAAACCTACAATGACCCACCGACAAATTACGGACACGAAACACTTCAAGCTGTTGAAGTCGATTCACGCTGCCGGTGGCGTTCCGTGCGAGCCGTATCCCGAACTATTCTTCCCCGAAGACATAACAGACCCAGAACTGCGATCGGCTTATACGAAGGTTGCGAAGGCGTTGTGCCAGACCTGCCCGATTATTGAACAATGTTTCACCTACGCGCTGACAACAAACCAGCGTTACGGAATCTGGGGCGGAACGACACCAGGCGACAGAATTTGACGTTTCAATAAACGACCGTTATCGTTTGCTTTATGAAAGCGGAACGAGCATTTACATTATTAGCCAAAGCGATTCGTGAGAAGGGAACGCCGATCTGCCAAGAAGTAGACGGCGAGCTTTGGTTTCCGGAAATAGGTGGCGAGTCCTACGAACTACGCATGGCCAAGAAGCTTTGCTCTACTTGTCCCGTCCAACGTGAGTGCGCTGTTTATGCGCTTGCGGCAGACGAAGCGTATGGCATTTGGGGCGGGCTAACCCCACACCAGCGAAACGAAATTCGTAAGGGTAAGACCACGCTAGAGAAGGCGTTGGGCCAGAACGCGGTTAGGGTCGAGCGGTTCAAGCTAGGTGCAATAAGATAACCCCGCCATTTCTGACGGGGCTATCGGCCGTGTAAACGGTGTGTTGGCCTATTTGTGACGCACCCTAGACCTAAAGCGTTTGGCTATCTTAAGTTCACCAAAGCGAAGTGTGACCTAAACCGAAGTTTTATCAGGGACTTGCCCGCCGTCCTAGTTTTATTCTACGTCGTCTTTTGCGTTTGCGTCGTATAGATCGTCGTCGCCGTCAAAGTCCACGTCGTCAAAATCGAAGTTCCCGTCCTGGGTAACCTTTAGTGCGTCCTCTACGGCTTCGCTATCAGATTTCGCCACGGCTGCGCGAAATGCGTTTTGCAGGTCGCTAACCTCTAAGGTTCCCTTCCATGCGATTGCGACACCGATGATCGTAAAGACAACGGCGAAGGCAGAACCAACACCGATAAGGGTTCCCATAAGTGCGTCGCCTAGAGCCGCACCTACCGCAGTTCCGCCGAAGGCTGTGGCAAGGGTTAGACCGATAGAGCGGACTAGAAATTGCTTGATTGTTTCTTTCAACGGTTTGCCTTTATGTATTCAATCGGGCAGGATTTTACGGACGTTGGGCCGAAAACTCCCTTGATTTCTTTGCTAAGGGTTAGGTGTAGGTGCGCTCCCGAAGACGCAGAACCGCTAGGGGTCTTCTTGCCACCGCCGACCTTGCCGATAATGTCGCCTTCTTTTACCTTCGTGCCGACTGCCAAGCCTGGTTCGGCTAGGTGGCAGAAACCGAAGTAAGCGATTTTCTTATCCGCACCCATTACACGCAGAACCGAAACGTTGCCTAGCACGTCGCTCCATTGTTGTAGAACGATAGTCCCGTTAGCCACCGAAGGAATCGGGGTGTTGTCAGGGCGGCCAAAGTCTACGCCGGAGTGCGGTTGCATACCACGGGACTTGCGGAACTCGGATAGAGTGCCGAAGCGGTCGGTGATGTATTTTGGGTCGAACGGGAAGCGCATAGGTCTATTCTACTTCGCGGTCGTAACGCAGCGGGAAGGTCAGAACCCAGACCAGAAGCGTTCCCAGGATTAGCCAGCCCGTTAGGGTTCTTGCGCTTCCGGTAAGAACTACGTAACCAATTACCAGCGCGACAAGCGTCCAAGCCTGATCGAGCAGGTCTTTCAATAGTGCCTTTACGAACTTCACTTTATCTTCCTTATTCCTGCCGCCACCTGGCTAGCGATAACCGTCGATACGACAACATCTTGCGCTTCTTCGCGCTGTTCTGGGGTCATGTCCAAACCTGCCGTAGCAAACGCTTCTACTAATTCTCCCACGGCTTCGACGGCGGCTCCGATGGCTTGGGTAACGGTTGCTTCGATTGCGCTTGATACCGACTCGCTGAAAGTTTCTTCTGGGATTTGAGCAGCTTCCGTGGAAGTTGTAGTCGGTTCTTCATTTATACCTTCGCTAGACTGAACGGGTGTTGGCTCGATTACTTGCGGGGTTTGTGTTTCTGTCACTATGGGCGGGGGCGTTGGTTGCGCTATTGGTGATTCTGATTCTGTCGCTGTTTCGCCTGGGGTTGTGGGCGATTGCGTTGGTTCTGGTTCTGGCGATTGCGTCTGGGAACTTTCCGTTGGCGTTGGTGATGGTGCTGCTTCTGGGGTCGGTTCTGGCTGGACGGGTTCGGGCGTAGGTGAAGGTGCTGGCGAAGGTGGCTCTGGGCTTGGTAGCGGCTCTGGCGTTGGCGTTACTACCGTTGATTCTGACGCTGGGGATTCTGTCGTTTGTGTTTGAGTTTCTACCGGCGGTGATGTAGTTGCGTCGCTTGATTGCGTTTCTGGGGATAGCGTTGTGGGTTCTATTGGTTGAGCTATGGGAGTCGCGGCGATCGTCATAATCGGGCCGTAGAATCCCGCCCAGAATCCGTGGTCGATACCCTCTAGCGTTAGCGTCTGGCTTCCGGTAATTGTAAAGACGTAATCCCTGGCCCCGTGCTTCTCGGTTACTTCGATTACCTGGTCGCCTAGTGTGATTCGGTAAGTGTCTATGACTTCACCGCCATAGCCGATCTTGTTTGTTATGTCGTTCACGACGGTAACGGTTACGACCGAGTCCGTGAAGGTGCGGGTGACGCTTCCCCATTGGTAACTGAATTGTATGGTGTCGCCGTCTTGTCTAACGTCGGCATTTGCAGGGGTCGAGAATAACCAGCCGAAAGCAAGAACTAAGGCGATTAGGCCCCTACGCATTAGAGCGCGTTGTAAATAGACGAAGCGACTGCGCCGATCACCGCGGACGCACCGGAGAACAACCACATACGACGTTCGAGCGCACGAATACGCAACTCATGGTCTTTCATGTTGCGTTCGACCCAATCGACGTGAGTCGGAATTTTCTCGTTTAGTCGCTCTACCTGTTTGATTAGTTCAATAGCCCAGGTAGGGATTTGTTCGTCATTCATTAGATACGCTCCGGAAGTCGCGTAGGTTTGCTACTAGTTT